CCCACCACCTGCGGCACCTCGAAGTCCGTCGTATCGCCCGGGTTAGGCTGCTCACCCATGAACCGCTGCCAGTTCTCCCACACCAGACGGTTCGGCACGAAGAAGAAGAAGAAGTCCAGATAGATATTATCCATCACCGGATAAATCGGTGTGGACATGCGGACGAACGAAGCCGCCGAACACATGAACGTGTCGCCCGGCAATGCCTCGTCCGCATAGATCGGCACCAAGTCCCCGATATCGAAACTCGTTTTCAGCCCATGCTGCCGGTTGAAGACCGAGCGCGGAATATCCGCGCGCGGTATCTGCGCGAAGTTATGACCCCCAGCCTGACGGTTGGAGTTAGCTACGCCCTTAGCCATTGTTATTTCGCTCCGATTTGAGAGAAGCGATCCGCAGCCCGTGCAACATGCTCGGCTGCTGTTGAGATCGCGATAGGCGGATACGAGTTCATCAGACCCGTATCCTCATCCCACGAGCCCAGCTCGTGAAGAATGTAATCACTAGCGTGATTGTGAAAGGCGTGAGTCTCATTCAGACACGCCTGTTTGAAATCCCGAATCGCCGTATCGTTATTGCGCGAGAAGAACGGTTGCGAGAACGCACCAGCTTTGACATCCAGCACTGAGAAGATTTTTACTTGGTTCACTTTGTTCCCTTTTTTCATTAGACCAGGCGGTTAGATATTTCTAGTTAGTTGCTTAATCTTTGATTCCATTACGCGCTCACGTACTATTAGGCGTTCGGGTGTTAGGTCCTCCTTATGTTTCTCAGCGGCCGCCAGCCGCTTCGCTTTGAAAGCCTCCAGCTCAACCGCTGGAATACGCTTATCGTAGTACCGAGGTACACGCCGACGTGTACCATTAATTACGACCTCATCCATCGGATAGACGTCGTTTTTATATTGATCCAGCCATCGAGCCCCGATGCCTGGTTTTAGAGACATCAAGGCGAAGTCAGGCTGCACCCGCAGCACTTCGCCAGTCTCTGTGTTGACGCGCTCATACCGCTCCAGGGCCGCAGGCCCCGTCGCCTTTTTCATGCAGTAGCGCGCCACGTAGGCGGCAGATTGACTTGTTAGGTTACCCACACGACAGCCGCCTTTTTTCCAGATCCAATCGAGCCACTTTGATTCATAGACTCGATCGCCCTGGTGATTGACGCTCGCCAGCTCGCGATCCTCTGAGAAGTCCTCACCAAAGATGCACGCATGATAGTGAGGCCTATTAGTGCGCTCGCCATACTCGCCGCACATGTAGTAGCGGAAAGGACCAACCTCTTTCCGCATGGCCTTGGCGAACAGCTGCCAATGCCGCTTTTGAAGTCCTGAGTCCTCGGGCAAATGCTCATCCGAGTAAGTCAGGGTCACGAAGCAATTTCGCTCATAGAGCTGCGCTTCGTGTGTTATGCGAGTTGCCCATTCCGCAGAGCGTTGAAGGCGGCAGTGCTGACACTGACCGCACGGCAACTGCAAGGGGCGACCAGGCGGCTCGAAGACCACCTGGCCGTCCCCGGTCCGGTATGCGGTGAGCGGACGGAAGCAAGGCAAAGGGATTGACCTTACAGCCGCCAGCCACCCCGCATCGGACGCGATCGCAGGTTCTTTCCTTTCACCCGCGACCCGCGCCGGAAGTTACGTCGAGACGCCTTCCGGCTCATTCGATGCCGTTTGAACGCCATCGTTTACCCCCTTTGGGGGGTATATATACCAGGTGACCCCCACCACCGAAAGTGGTTTTCCGGGGTCACCTGGCACAGTTGACATCAAGTAAAGCAACTGTGCTGCGGGCCCCAGCCCGCTTTGACGACAAAGAAAAGGGCCGCCCGACGCCGGGCGGCCCTGGGGATGAAGAACGCTGATTCTACCCCGGTTCCGGCTCTCCAGGAGCCGCCGGCGGATTCACCACCTCCACTTTCAACGGCCCAGGAGCGATCCGCTCCTCGACCAGGCCGAGCTCGCGCATCCGATCCAAATTCTCCGGATCCGCGCAAAGCTCAAGGAACAGCCCCGGGTCGTTCTCACAGAACGTCCGAACCGGGGCAGGCAGCTCCATGAACTCGCGCTGCACCTCGATCAAGGTGTTCAGCGCCTGGTGGTAATCGATCCCACGCGAGAAATCCCCGTACTGAGGCTCGCGACCGCTCGCCACCGGCGGCGTCCCATTTTTAATCCAACGCCGGATCATCACATTGATGTCCGACGCGGCCGCATCGGCCTGCTTCACCCGGATCTTTCCACCACCTACCTCGGTGGCAGTCTCACGGCTCCGCCGTGTTAGTTTTTCCCGGAAACTCTCGTCCGTTTCAAGATCCATCTTAGCCAGCTCCTTCAGAAGTGAATATTTCGCAACGCTAGTTGCCATAGCCTTTCACTTCACCTGTGTTGGAATCGAAGTATTCGTTTCCCGGCTGATAGGAGGCACCACCACGAGAAGTGCCCCGAGACTCGATCGCCGAGTTCATCGCACGCTCACTCTCACGACGCGTGCGCATAGCACGACCGGCGAGAAATCCGCCGACCGCTCCGCTCAAGTCGCCTACCGCGCCCGTAGCCGGGCGCACCCACTTCGACGACTTCCCAAGCCAAGAGTTCTCCACCTTGGCATCGTACAACTGACCCGGAAACTGAGTATCCATTAGTCGGTTCTGCTTACCCATGTGCACCGCCTGGGCTGAAGACAGCCCCACCTCTGCGGCGTTCTTTTCCAGAGCAGCTCGATAAAGGTTCATCTGACGATCGAGCAACCCAACCGAGGCCGACGCCTCGTTCCCAGAGATGAACGCCTCGTTATCCGCGCGCACCGCATTAGCGCGCGCCGTGTCCGCGGCAGCGTCAATAATCTCACCCTGCTTATCCAACTGCCGCTTCTCCTCACCCGCACGTGACATCGACTTCGCTGAACTCACCGCTTTTCCAAAATCCGTATCCACATCGAAGGCGGGTGTTATGTCCTTCTGCCCGGGATTCATCAGCCCGGGACCACCACGAGAAACCGCAAGCAGCGGATTCAACCCCGCCTTCTGCAGATCCTTTACCTGCCATTGAATCTGGTTATGCATCACATGCGAAGCGAACTCCCGCGCATGACGATTCGCCAGACTCGCGTCTTTATTCTGAAAGTAGTAACCCGCCGCACCTGTAGAACCTGAGCCGAGCGCCGAAGCGCCGGCCGAAATTCCCATGTCCATGCCCATGCCCATGGAATCTCCTAGAAGTGATCGATCAGGCCAGGCACCGAGAAGGTCGGCATCGGCCTAACGCACTTCAGATCGAACCAGAAGTCCCCGAAAAAGTCGGGACCAGCAGTCGACGCCAGAACACGATTCATCGGCGCCTGTTCAGGAATGAACACCTCGTTCAGCACCGGCAACGCAGTGAACTTCTGCGCCAGGTGCCACGCGTCCAGCGGCAACGTCGAAGTTGACCGCATCATCCCATGAATCTCCGAAGGCTTATACCGGTACTCCGCATAACGCTCCTGATAGCCGAACACCCCAGCATCCTGCGTGGGGTCCAGCGATCCCGCGGAGTAAATCTCCTTGTTTAGGATCGCCTGCTCACCCAAGTGAGCGAACACCGGCCAATAGTAATCATACCGAGTCCGACGCGAGAACATCCGATTCAACCCTTGCTGATAGTTGATATCGGCTCGCACTGAGCAGAGCCCAAGAATGACACCATGTTCAGTAAAGCTTTTTCGGAATCCGACCCTTTCACCGGACGCAGTGGCGAATCCGCCAAGAGTCGCCACCGGAGGAAGAGTCGCACCAACGCCCGTTCCTGAGGTTCTAGCGACGGGATGGACGTTGATACGAGTCGAACCACCGCCGAGGTATTCCGGTCGCTGCAGACGCGCATCAGGACTGACCACACCAAAGTGCGACCGAATGATTTCGGTGTATCTCGACCCACCTCGAGCATCCCTTTCTAGGAGGCGCTGAATCTGAAACGCCTCTCTGATCTGGTTAATAGTCGCCGACGTCGCACCTGTTAGGTCAGCACGAAGACCGGTCACCGCACCAAAGACAGCAGGGTCGTCACCAGATCCGGTCCAGTTCTGAGGATTACCAGTGTTGTCAGCCCAGCCCAACGAATTAGAGCCAGCGTTAGCCCGAAGGTAACCAGGACCACCAGTGACAGTAGAACCAGCAGGCACAAGGAATTGAACAGGGGCACCAGTAGTGACGACCGACGCTGTAGAGCCCAGCGGCAGCGTGACCGGATCTCCCTTCTGCGCGAACGGGAGAGCCGACGTGAAGTAATCATGACGCTTGCCTCGCTTCAACAACGTTGAGTAGTCCGCATAGGTGTCCGGACCATCGTCCGTATCCACCACAACGGCATCCTGCAGGTTCTCGTCTCGAAACCATTCATTCCAGATCAGGTGCATAGCCCGAGAGTGAAGAGCATTCCCCGTCACGTC